CTTTACATAGGTATAGTATTTCTCTTGTAAACTTATCTTCGCCTAGTGTTGCAACGTCTGCGTTCAGTCTATCACTGGAGCCATAGTATTCTCTCCAGTCACTTTCTTTAGTTCCGCGACGTTTATTTTTCTTGCCTTTAAGTGGTGGCTTAGTAGTTTTAAATTTTGCTAGTTTTTTACCTATATATTTTTGGCCTGTAGTTTTATTAGTAATGAGATAAACAAATCCTTCGTATTCGTCTGGTATTTTGGTTATCTTTTTTCCATTATAAGTCCACTGCATCCAGTATATATGTGTACCTATTTGGTTTTGCCTTTGGTCTTGGTTTTTCTAGTTGTTACGTGTTTTTCTCTTATTTCTTCCATGCGTAGTTTTGCTAATCTACGTATTTCTCTAAGACATTTTCGACTAGCAGTATGTGTCCTTACACTATTTCTTGCTTCAAACTTGTCATTCTCTTTGAAGTATTCCATATAGGCTTTTGTCAGCTGATCGTGTATATCATCGTCAACCATAATACATTGCCTTAAGTGTAATAGGATTACTGCCGGTTGCATGTGCCGCTAGTTTTGTATGACAATCACCGCCTATGCCTTTCAAAAATGCACGTTCAACTTGTGCTTGTGCAAAGGTGTTAGAATGATTAGCTTTTTTGACTATTTCAATAGTGTTAGCATCGTCTTTTCTAGTTTGCAATGCAATTATTCCTTGTCCTACTGCTGGTATAATAGGTACTCTTATCCATGTACGACGAATATCTAATGCTTGTAATCCAGCTTCAGCTAATATTATAGCATCATAATTGCCGTTGTCAAGTTTTTCTAGTCTAGTATCTATATTTCCTCTAATAGGTTTAATTTGTACACCTATGTTACTATACATTTCTTTTAGTTGTGCTTCACGACGAGGACTGCTTGTACCAATAGTAAATCCGTAACTTACCTTTCCAATTAACACATCATGAGGACTATTTCTTTTTAACATTGCTGATATTACTAGATCAGGATGTTCTTCGCCGGGCATATCTTTTAGACTATGTACTGCAACATCAATTTCACCATTGAGTAAAGCAGTTTCAATAGTACTACAGAATACTCCTTTACCGCCTATTTCGTAAATAGGAACATCTGGATTTAAATCACCAGGTGTCTTTATAGGTATAATCTCTGTATCACACGCTAGTTCATTGCACACACGATCAGCATATGCAAGTGCTAATTTACTTCCTCGTACACCTACTTTAAGTTTCATTCTATAATCTCTATATCATTTTCATAACTTGTAAAGCCGTTTTCTTTTATAACTCGCATAACATGATTAACACGACCTACTAGTTCATCTTTGTGAGAGATAAGATAAACATTTTTGTTTCGTTCTCTGCCCATTTTCTTTAGTACGCCTAGAGCGCCTTCAACTCCAGCAGTATCCATACCACTGTCTATAAGTTCATCAATGAATAATAAATTAATATTCTGATACAAACTTTCCCAAACATCTCTAAACGCAAAGCTCATACCAAGTATAAGTCTATTACGCTCACCTCTTGACAAGTTGTCAAAGTCTAAGTCTTGTCCTAGTTGTGTAATTTCAACAGCTAAGTCATTTTGGAAAACAACTTGATGCGGCAATCCTAATTTAACAATATAATATGTAAGTCTATTGTTTAAGTATGCTAAATTTTGTTCAATAATTTTCTTACGAATAAAACTATCTTTGTTGGTTAATAGTTTTAATAAAAACTCTTGATGCTCTTTGAACGTAGTTAGGTCGTTTATAGCTGACCAATTAAGTTCTTGCATAGCAGTATTGTTTAGCTCATCAATTTGTGCTTGATACGGATCTGTTTCGTTTTCTTTTGCAGTTAATGCCTGCTTTAAACTATCAACATTTTGTCTATGATCGTATGCTTCTTTAGCAGTTTCATAAAACGTAGTGGGCTTGCCGTTGATATCACCGATCTCCTCAAGTGCTTTCATAACGTCTTTTACTTTAACATCAATCTCGGATTGATACGCTACAGCATCATCAAGTTCTTTAGTTTTACGCTCTGCAATCTCTGCTTTTTTGTCTGCATGTAGTTCTTGCCCACAAGTATAACATGTTGCATCATCTAAATCTACGATATCTTTAGTTGCCTTTGCAACAGACTTGCCAGCACGTTGTAGTGCAGGTTCTAATGTACTTAATTCCTTTTTAAGAGCCATAATAGCATTATTGTGTTGTGACCAATTAGCCAGTTTTTCATGCGAATCTAACTCTACATCAATGTCTAAATGCTCTAATTCGTCGATTGCTTGTACTAATTTAGTAATATTTGTTTTTTGTTTAGACAACCAAGCTCGTTGTGTTCCTTGTAGACTTTGAATAGTACTTTCAATTTTACTATTAGCAGTTTGTATTGCTTCAATTTTTAATGTTTCTTGAGTAGTAGCATCTTTAGTTTGTTTAATCTGTTCTTTTAGATTATCTGCCTTTTCAGATAGAATTGTAATACCTAATAACTGTTCAATAATTGCACGTTGGTCATTTTGACGCATACTTAAGAAAGGTTCTGTATAGGTGTTTAATGCAACAATGTGCTTAAACATATCATGACTCATACCTAACAACACATTAATAGATTCTTGAGTCTTACGGCTATCGCCTTGCGACTCATCTGTCATTTCTTGTTCTTGATCATTTACATAAAATTTAAGAACATTAGGCGAACGGCCGCGTTCAATCCTATAATCAACACCATCTTTTTCAAAATGCAGTGTAACTAACATACCCTTGCTGTTAGTTTTGTTAATTAAATTGTTTCTTTTAATATTAGTGAGTGCTAGTCCGTATAACGCATAACTTAATGCGTTAATAATTGTAGTTTTACCAGTACCGTTACGAGATCCTGCGTCGTCACCTCCCTGGTCTAAGTTTTCACCAAGTACAAGTGTAAGTTGTTCTTTGTTAAAATCTACAGCCTGGGTTTGATTACCCACACTCATGAAATTCTTTACCGTTAAATCCTTAATACGTATCATAGTTCGTTATAAATGTCCAATAGCATCTTTTTGTTGAAGTTTTCAGTGTCTAGTGCTGCAATTTCTCCTGCAACAATTTGATCTACACTTTCAAAATGTTGTATGTCAACATCTGTTGTAATTTCTTCCATTTGTTTTTGAGGTATAAGTGATATTTCTCTGCACTTATATTGATTAACAAATGTCTCTTTTATAAATGTTGCCTCTTCGAATGAAATTGGTACATCTATAATAACACGCAAGTACATTTTAGGTTTAATTATTGCATCAGTATCTTCTAACAAGTTTTTAAGACCTATAGTTCTATACTTGGGACAATTATCCCAATTAATATATTCAGGCTCTTTGTTGTTTTCGCGGTCAAGTATCATCATACCACGTTCGTCATCCCATGCATCTGCATAGTTGTGAGGAAATGCATTGCCTATATAGTGTACTTTTCCTTGCTGTTGACGTTTATGAAAATGACCGCTAAACACATATTCTTGATTTAAAAAATGTGATGCTTGTAGTTCACCTGTGTCTGGCATTTGTACCATAGCATTCATGTAAAAACTAGGAAGTTCAAAATGACCAAATAAATATTTTGCTTTTATATTTTTTATCTTTTTCCATTCTTCGCCAACTAACCAGGGAACTAATGCTACATCATCTTCTTCGTAAATTTTATCAATAAATGTTATACCAGGAATATGTTTAGCAAATGCAGTCGAATTTACATCACGTTTATCTTTATAGTACAAGTCGTGGTTGCCATCAAAAAAGTAAAACTTTTTAAATGCTTTACCTAGTTTTTCCATACATCGTATAGTACTATCCATAGTTGTAAGATTAAGACTATTCCTATTATGATGCCAGTCACCACAGAATATACCAGTTTCACAACCGTTAGCTTGTGCCTGCTTAATATACCAATCTATAAATTCTTCACAGTCTTCGTTGTGAATTTTGCTATTACCTTTTAATCCTAGATGGATATCGGTAAACACTGCTGCTTTCTTAAACAATATTCAATCCTTAGTTTATACTTATTGTATTATTATACAGTAAAATATTACACTTGTCAACTACTTTTTTTCGGACTCTCTTTTCATTGCAGCTTCCCATTCGCCCAAATGCTGTCTAGTATAGCTAGGATTTAAATGATTCATTTCTAAAATATCATCTCTAATGTTTTGATTACGTTTTTCTATATTAATAACACGTACAAAACTATTAGTAACAGCAGCAGTATAGTAAGCAAAAGGATTATCAGATTTAGATTCATCAAACTGTAAACCAATCTGCGAAAGTTGTAGTATTGCTTGACCCTTCATTTCGTCATTGTATGTGTATCCACGTACATTGCCTCGAGTAGCATAACGATCAACTAGTTTTAACCACATGTTTGCAAGTTTATTTGTAGCGTTACCGCCTTTTAGGTCAAAGTTACCATTTTCCATACCGCCTGACCAATGACTTTTTCCTATACAAGTAATTTCGTCATTTTCATCAAATTTATAATGTTGAAAAGGTGGAAAGTTTAACTTAACTTTTGTGTCTGCTATAGTCTTTGGATTCTTCTTACGACCTGGTTCTTCTGGAACATGCTCGTACGTCATAATTCTAAAAATAAGTTCTTCTTTTGTTATCTTTTTGTAATCAACTTCGCATTCTGCTTGTTTAATTTTTTTACCAGCTAGTTTAGCTGCTTCAAATGCTTGTTGACTAAGACGTTTTGCTTTATTACGCTTTGCTTCGGCAATAGTTAGTCTGTTAATTTTTTCAACACTAGGTAAAATCACATCATACTGATTATAGTCTGTATCCACATAACTACAAAAAGTAGCTTTTGATTTGTGTATCTCTTTTAGTATATCTTTGTTGTTTAAGTAATTTACTTTTCTCATAGGTTCTCCGATTAATTATATACATTATAAACTACTATGTTAATAAAGTCAACTAAATACTTTATATTAATAGGAATTTTTTTTATGGCAATAACTGACAGTAATGGTAAACCAATCAATAGCGGCAGAGGAACACCACCAAATCCCGCACAACTAGCAGAAAGAGCAGCTAATGCACGTAGTTCATTAGATCCTTCAGCAGCAGTAGAAGCATTTGCCGGATCTGAAAACATAAAGGGCCTAGCCGCAGGAGCAACACAACGAGTTGAAGATTTTGTGCAAGCCTCCGGGTTTGGTAAAGCATTAAGATCTTTTGGTTTATTGCCTGATGCACAGCCTGAAGAGTTCGAATTTATCCAAGCAACAAGCGGCGATGCTAATCCAGATTGGCGAGTCAAATTATCCTTACCTAAAAACTTTGCAGGTAGTAGTATGTTAAAACCACTTACTGAAACTGATGGTTTAGTTTGGCCATACACTCCGCAAGTTTACATTACACATTCAGCTAATTACAGTCAAATTCAGCCTGTACATAGTAATTATCCTTTTTTTGCTTATCAAAACTCCAAAGTGGATGCATTTAGTATTGTTGGTGACTTTTATGTTGAAAATAACTATGAAGGACAATATTGGTTAGCCGCAGTGCATTATTTAAGAAGTATTACTAAAATGTCCTATGGAAAAACAAGTAATGTAGGTGCTCCTCCCCCTGTAGTAAGACTAAATGGTTACGGTGATTATGTGTTTAAAGATGTTCCGGTAATTGTACAAACGTTTGCTATTGAATTAGGATCTGATGTAGATTATATTAAGGTTCCTGGATACGGTCCAAACGGTGCTTGGGTGCCTACACGTAGTAATATACAAGCAACAGTACAGCCAATATACAGCAGGCGTGCAGTTGAGTCGTTTAGTTTAGATAACTTTGTAAATGGCGGATACGTTGGGAAGGGCGGATTTATTTAATGGCAAAATATACAGCAAACAGTCCATGGAAAGATACTAAAAACAAAAACGGTCAGTATCTTGATATTTTAACAATACGTCCTATTCCTGCTGAATCAGATGATATACCATATGTGATACAGGTCCAGTATACTCATAGGCCAGATCTTCTTGCTTACGACTTATACGGAGACCACAAACTTTGGTGGGTATTTGCACAACGCAATATTAACACAATTAAAGATCCTGTATATGATTTTGAAGCAGGTGTAGAAATATACCTACCTAAAGGAGGCAATTTAAAAAGATTGCTGGGCATATAAATGGTTAATAAATTTTCTCCGCAAAACTTAATTAACCAAGCTACTAAGGCAGGAAAATCTATTCAAGATTTTGCAGAGTCAAAAGCAACTAATGTTGCTAATGCGTTAAAGACTTCAGCTAACATAAATGTAAATGCAATAGCAGATTCTATTGACGGTGCAATCACAGATAAATTGTCTGCAGCAGTTGACCCTGTTTTAAACATACCTTTAGATTATAGAACAGAGCTGCAATATGAAAATGCAGAACTACAAAAATTTGCAAAAATGTTAGGCGTAACTACACAAGCAGGCCCTCCGTTTCCAAATGAATTAAGAGATTTTGCTAGTTATAATTATGTAATTGGTTTAGGAGTTCTCAATACCTATGAAGTTAATTTTCCTGATGAAACATATAGAAAAAGAGATCCAGAAATAATGATTACTAGGTCAGGCGGCGGCCTTCCTGGCAAAGCAACAACTATTTTTGAGAAAAAAGGACGTATAGAATACTATATAGATGACTTTGAAACAAATGCAATTATTGGCAATAACACAAAAACTAAACAGACTAATGCAGTTTCAATAGACTTTAAGGTTACGGAACCGTTATCAATGGGAATGTTTTTACAAACACTTCAAGTAGCAGCAGTACAAGCAGAATATAAGAACTATCTTGAAGCGCCTTATGTTGTTACACTAGAATTTAAAGGTTGGGACAACAACGGAAATTATATTTCTAAACCAAATTTACGTAGAATCTTTCCGGTAAAACTTGTAAACATAGACTTTGGTGTTACTGAAGGAGGAAGTGTTTACAATGTACAGTGTATTCCTTGGCACGAACAAGGACTATCAGATCAAGTGCAGTCGACTAAAACTGATATTACTATTACAGGCAGAACACTGTCTGAACTTTTGCAAAGTGGTGCAAAAAGTTTAATGTCTACGTTTAACGAATATGAACAAAAAAAATTAGAATCAAAGCAGGTTGTAGCAGTTGACGAATATGTGATAACTTTCCCTACAGAACGTGCATCGGCTAAAGAACAATTATTAGGACAAACTACTGAAGCTGGCAAAGCAACTACTAATCCCGAACTTAATTCTGGCGAAGGTGGTAAACGAAAAATTACCGACACTGAAAAATTAAAATTATTTCAAAGTATAACTGGTAACGAAAATAGTAATGTGCCTGCAGACTTTGATGCCGAATTAAGTAAACTTTTAGGTATTGTTGTAAAGCGTTCAGGATTAGGAGAAGCAGTTAGAACAAATGCAGAAAATCCTGAAAACATTAATGAGATAGGAAAGTCTGATCTTATAGAGTCATACCTTAATGGAGGTAAACAACCTTTTGGTAGACCAAAATTTGTAGAAGAAACTAAGACGACTACAACACAAGGTGGCCCTCCAAATAGAGCAAGGACCAGCACAGTTAGTACTGGAGTTTTTAAAAGAGGCAATATAACCATTAGTAATAAAGGTAGAGATTTAACATTTAAGAGCGGAACTAAAATACAAAATATAATAGAAGAAGTTATTATTTTAAGTGACTATGGTAGACGTGTATCAGAAGCTGTACCAGATAAAAACGGAATGATTCCTTGGTTTAAGATTGAAACAGATGTTTATGATATTACAAATTACGAGCAAATGGACTTAACAGGTCAATTTCCTAAGTTATATGTTTTTAGGGTAGTGCCGTATAAAGCACATATTAATAGATATATGCCACCTACAAAAGCCAGTCCGGGATTAAAACCTTTAGAACAACAAGTTTGTAAACAGTATGATTACATTTATACTGGCAAGAATGATGACGTTTTAGAATTTAATCTTGAATTTGACAAAGCATTCTTTACAGCAATTATGCCTTTTGGAGGAGAAAATAAAGCAGGATCAAAAACTGAAAAAGAAGAAAGCTCAGGCAATCCAGAAAAAAGTACTAAAAAGAAACCCACACCAGGCGATACAGATAATTTAAGTAGCAGTGGTAATACTACAACAAAAGAAGTTATTAAATCAGGATCTTCTGGCAAGGGCGGATTACCAGAACGCACAAAGGAATCAATTGCTAGAGATTTTAACGATGCTATTGTAAACAGTAATGTAGATTTAGTAACAGCAAATATGACTATATGGGGAGATCCCTATTATATTGCAGATAGCGGTATGGGTAATTATAATGCTGCAGAAACACCTATAATTAATTTAACTGAAGACGGTACAATGGACTATCAAAGTTCAGAAGTTGACATATTAGTAAATTTTAGAACACCTTTAGATTATAATCAAGACGGGACTATGGAATTTCCCGGAGATGGAACAAAACCAGTTGGCGCATTTAGCGGATTATATCAAGTTATTTTTTGTATGTCTACCTTATCAGGAGGCGTGTTTAACCAGCAATTAAAATTAATTAGGAGACGTAATCAAGAAGGCAGAGATACCAACAGTAAGCCTACAACAACCGGTAATCAAATATATACAGATAACGTTGAAGACACTGCTGATGCTAAAGGAAAAACTGGCACAGGCGCATCTGAAACAAATGATGCTACTTAGGAAATATAAATGATCAAGAATCAATTTTCAAGAACTAATCGCCCTGACTGGATGGAAACATCTGGACCGTACATCGGTAAGATTGTAAATCATCTAGACAGCGAGTATATGGGCGCAATAGAAGTTGAAATACTAAAATTAAATGAGGCTGGTAATCCTGAAGGTGGTAGCGGATATTTAATGCCTTGTTATTATGTAAGTCCTTTTTACGGAGTTACTCCACGCGAAGGTGTTAAGCCTAATCCTGGATTTGACAATACACAAAAAAGTTACGGCATATGGGCTATTCCACCTGATGTTGGCACAAAGGTAGTTGTGCTTGCAATGGAAGAAAGTTATGGATTTGGTTATTGGATTGGATGTGTCCAAGATAAGTACATGAATTTTATGTTACCAGGTAGAGCTTCTACAACCTATAATGCAGAAGATAACACTTCTCCTAAACCTGTCGGCGAATATAATAAATCATTAGAACCAGCTACAGGCAGAGATCCTACAAAGTACATTAAGCCTTGCGATACAGATACCTGCAATGTTTTAGACACACAAGGGTTATCAGGCGATACTACACGAGGAACGACAACTACTAGTGCAAGACGAGAACTCCCAAGTATGGTTTTTGGTTGGAGTACACCTGGACCTGCTGATAGACGCCAAGGTAAACCTACTGCAAATTACGGCGAAAATTTTGGAAGAAGTCAGGTTCCTTTTAACAGATTGGGCGGATCAACATTTGTTATGGACGATGGTGATCCTATGTTGGTTCGTAAAACTCCTTCAAGCGGCTCAAACGCAGGACCACCTGAATATGCAAGCGTTGAAAAAGATGAAGTAGGTGAAGTTACATTACCACACAACGAACTAACAAGATGGCGCACTAGAACAGGCCATCAAATCCTTATGCATAACACTGAAGATTTAATTTATATTGGAAATGCAAAAGGATCAACTTGGATAGAAATGACAGCTGAAGGTAAGATAGATATTTTTGCAAATGATAGTGTTAGTGTACATACTAAGAACGATCTTAATATTACAGCAGATAGAGATATTATTATGACAGCAGGAAGAAATATAAGTTTAAAAGCTGGCAAAGATGGCAGAATAACAGCAGGTGAAGGCACACATATAAGTTCTAAAACACATACTGAAACAGCACCTGACGGAATAAACATGAACGGACCTACAGCTAAAACAGCAGACGTTCCGTTACGTACACCACAACACGAACCTTGGATGTCACATGAGAATTTAAATCCTGTAGAATTTACACCATCTAAAACGGATGCTGATCCTACAGCAGGGAACACAGTAGATGCTACAGGAAATAATTTTACTGCTGAGTACAAAAAAGTAGCAGACACATTCCGTAAAGGAAGGTAAGGTAAATACGATATGAGCAATTTAGAAAAACAACTTTATAAACAAATAAGGGTAAAAAACAAAAAAAGTGTGAGATCAGATATTCCTGGGTCTCGTACTTACAGAGGAATAAGCACTGTAAATGAAGGTAACTCTTCTAATGTGTTGTATGACCTTTCACTTATAAAACAAGATCTTTTAAATCATTTTCATATTAGGCAAGGTGAAAAACTTAGTGACCCTGAATTTGGAACAATTATATGGGACGCTCTATTTGAACCGTTTACTGGTGATATGAAAAGTGCAATTATTGATAACGTGACAGCTATTGTTAATTATGATCCAAGAGTAAAAGTAAACAACATAACAGTAGATCAGTACGAAAGCGGCCTACAAATAGAAGTAAGTCTTACCTATCTTCCTTATAATATTTCAGAAAATATGAAATTAACATTTGACCAAAATGCAGGCTTTTTGAATACATAATAATATACGTACATTACTCGATCGGCTAAATATGTTATAGAAGGAAGAAATATGTCATCAACAGATAGACAAAATAGATTATTAGTAGCTGAAGACTGGAAACGCATATATCAGTCTTATAAGAATGCTGATTTTCAAAGTTATGATTTCGACAATTTACGTCGGACTATGATCTCTTATCTTAGAGAAAATTATCCTGAAGATTTTAACGATTACATTGATAGTTCTGAATACCTTGCAATTATTGATCTAATTGCATTTTTAGGACAAAACCTAGCATTTAGAGTTGATTTAAATGCAAGAGAAAACTTTTTAGAAACAGCAGAACGTCGAGAAAGTGTACTACGTTTAGCACGTTTGCTTTCCTATAATCCAAAAAGAAATATTGCCGCTAATGGTTTACTTAAAATAGAAAGTGTAAGCACAACTGAAACACTATTTGACAGTAACAACATAAATTTAGAAAACCAAACAGTTTTATGGAATGATCCTTCTAATCCAGACTGGAACGAACAATTTACAAAAGTTTTAAATGCTGCTTTGCCTGTAAATGGTACTTTTGGAAGACCTGTAAAAAAAGAAACTATAAACGGTATTCCTACTCAACAATATAGATTTAATTCTACCAACGCAGATGTTCCTGCTTTTAGTTTTTCTAAATCAGTAGATGGTTCAACTACACGTTTTGAAGTAGTATCTACAGATATAGACTCAGGAACAATATTAGAAGAAGCTCCTTTTCCGGGAAATAACTTTGCATTTTTATATAGAGATGACGGCCGTGGACCTGCAAGTAGCAACACAGGCTTTTTTTGTCACTTTAGACAAGGTACTTTAGATCAAGGTACTTTTAATGTTTCTAATCCTAGCTCTAATCAAACAGTAGCAGTTGATGCAACAAATGTTAACAACACAGATTTATGGCTTTATAAATTAGATAGTATCGGAAACGAAATTGAACAATGGACAAAAGTAGAAGCAACTGAAGGTAATAATGTTATCTATAATAGTTTGTCAAAAAATATAAGAAACATTTTTAGTGTGCTAACTAGAATAGATGATAGAGTAAGTTTAATCTTTTCAGATGGTGTATTTGGAAATTTACCGCAAGGTAATTTTAGAGTATATTATAGAACAAGTAAAAACGCAAGACTTGTAATTGATCCTAAGGACATGCGTGGAATTAGTATTGATATTCCTTATGCATCGAAGTCTGGAAAAGTTGAAAACATAAGTATTACTTATAGCCTGCAAGATACTGTTGATAATGCAACTGTATCAGAAACAAATGCTAATATAAGACAAAGAGCTCCTGCAACTTATTATACACAAAATAGATTAGTTACCGGTGAAGATTATCAAATTGGACCATTAGGTGTTAGCCAAGAAATTATAAAAACTAAATCTGTTAACAGAATTGCAAGTGGTATTAGCAGATATTTTGATTTGTTAGATGCTACTGGAAAATATAGCAAGACTAACTTATTTGGTACAGACGGAATAATATACAAAGAATTTATTACTAACAAAAATAAGTTTACATTCTTAACACAAATAGATGTTTCTGGTGTAATTCTAAATAACATAGAACCTATTTTAGCAAGCAAAGCAATGCGAAACTATTATTTTGTAAAGTACCCTAAGGTTGATACAGCCGATCTAAACATAACTTGGGTGCAATCTACTAATCAAACAAATATGAGTACAGGTTACTTAGAAAACGTAAACGGTATAAAACAGTTGCTTGGTACATTTACAACTAGTATTCTAAAACTAATTAGACCAGGGACAAGTTTAAAATTTATTGCACCGGCCGGAAAACATTTTATGCCAGACGGAACACTTATGGACGGAGAAGCCGATCATTTAAATTCTCGTACATATAAATGGGTAAAGGTTGTGAGTGTAGAAGGAAACGGAACTGTTATAAATGCAGACGGGTCAGGACCAATTGTGTATAACGATGTTATACCTAGCACTGCAAAACTTGTAGAAATAAAACCTTTTCTAGCACAAAGTTTAGAACAAGATGTAAAAACACAAATTATAGATCAAGTATTTGCATACAAAACATTTGGATTGAGATTTGATATAAATCTAGGACAGTGGCGTGTGATTACTGAAAACAACCTAAATGCAACAGGTGCTTTTAACACAGGTAAAACTGGTGATAATACAAATCAACAATTAGATGCAAGTTGGTTATTAAAATTTACTAACGACGGCGAAACGTATACTATTGAGTCAAAAGCGAGTAGGTATGTGTTTGAAAGCGATCAAGAAATAAGATTCTATTTTGATAGTAGTGATAAAATTTATAATAGTCTAACAGGTAAAATTGTAAAAGATAAAATTACAGTTCTAAATAATAACAACAAACCAGATAGTGTTAATAGTTTTACTGTTGATATGGATTTTGAAATAACAGCAGAATACAGAGATGCTGAAGGTTATGTTAATAGTAAAAAAGTAGAAGTTACATTCTTTGACGAAGACGATGACGGTGTAGTTGATGATCCTGAAATTTTTGATGTTATTGTGGATGAAGATACAAATCCGCTTATTAAATATATATTTCAAAAAAAGATCACTACAACTGACGGTGTAGATGATTATAATTATGTTGATAATGCAATAGAAAACATTGTCGTCAAACAAAACGAGGCAGCGGTTGGAGCATTAAGTGCTTACACAAATGCACAAATATTCTATCTTGTAGATAGTGGCATATTTAAGAAGTATGATTCTACAATTGGTACATTACAATTAGTAACAAACTACAGGGCACATATTGGCAGAGACAAAATTAAATTTCAATATATACACGCAGCAGATGACAATACACGTATTGATCCTAGTTCAAGTAATATAATTGATACATACTTGTTGACTAGATCATATGATACAACTTTTAGACAATATATTGACGGAACTATTACAGCAAAACCTTTACCACTGTCAAGCGATAGTTTATTTCAATCGTACGGCGCAGAAATTAATAAAATAAAATCTTTAAGCGATGAAGTAATTTATCATCCAGTAAAATATAAAATATTATTTGGCAATAAGGCTAGTTTAGATTTACAAGCATCTTTTAAAATAGTAAAGAATCCTGATTTAGTATTAAATGATAACGATATAAAAAGTAGAGTTATTAGTGCTATCAACCAATTCTTTGCATTAGAGAATTGGGAGTTTGGTGAAACCTTTTACTTTAGTGAATTATCAACATATGTAATGAACGAATTGTCTCCTGACATTGTTACGTTTATAATTGTTCCAACACAAGCAACACAAAATTTTGGTTCCCTATACGAAATAAAATCAGAAGTAGACCAAGTGTTCATAAGTGGAGCAACAGTTGATAATTTAGATATTATAGATGCAATAACAGCAACTAAAATAAGTGCATCAGGCACAATCACTGAAAACAGCACAGCAGCAAATACAGGTATTCAAAGCTCTTCTACAAGCAGTACTAGTAGCAGTAGCAGTAGCAGCAGCGGAGGTAGTAGTTACTAATGTCTTACGATAACGATCAATCTGAATCACCACTTCCAGGCGGTAACGACAGTATTAGAAGAAAAAGTGAAGATCATTTACCTCGGTATTTTAGAACACCGCATAACAAAAAATTCTTATCAAGTACATTAGACCAACTTATTCAACCAGGTGTTGCCGAAAAGTTAAATGGATATCTTGGACGTAAAGTTAGTAAAGCATTTACTGCTAAGGATAATTATATAGGTGCAGTAACAACTGATAGAGAAAACTATCAATTTGAACCAGCTTCAGTTATAAAAGATGATCTAGGTAATGTTACATACTACAAAGACTACAATGATTACATCAACACAGTTGGTAACTTAGGCGGTTCAACAGTCAACCATAGTAGGTTAAATGCTCAAGAAGATTATGCTTGGAATCCGCATGTTGATTGGGATAAACTTGCAAACTATAGAGAATATTATTGGTTACCCAATGGACCAGACTTGCTTACTATTACAGGTCAAACAAAAGATATAGTAAGTACATATTCAGTTGGATTAGGACAGAACGTTGATAATGTAACTTATGTATTTTCTCCTGATGGATTAACAAACAATCCAACTATAAAGTTATATAGAGGACAAAAGTACAGATTTAGTATAGATACTCCTAACCACCCATTAGCATTTGCTACAAAGAAAAGTTTCACACCGGGTGAAGCAGTTATTGTAGAAACTACAGAAGGTGTTCGTAGTTCAGGAGTTTTTGATGTTGTGTTATACGACCAAGACGGTACAGCATACGATGCCGGTGGCTTTATTGTAGATCCTGTATCTCAAGCAGAAGCATTAGCTAGTGTACAATTTGGAGATGCAACAAATACATCGTTGATATATAGCACAGGTGTAAGCAAAACCGACGAAGACGGCAATACAATTACAACAGTTTATATTGAAAAAGGAATTATAGAATTTACTATTCCTGATACTGCACCAGATTCGCTATTTTATATTTCAAAAAATGATCCTAACGTATCTGGATATATGCAAATCTTTGACATTGAAGAAAACACAGCAATAGATGTTGAAGCAGAAATTTTAGGTAAACAAACATATACTACTAGTAACGGGTATGCACTATCAAATGGAATGAAAGTAGAATTTGCAGGCGAAGTTACTCCTGCAAAATACAAAACAGGCCAATGGTATGTAGAAGGTGTTGGCGATCGCATACAAATAATTAAACAAGAAGACTTAACTGTAAGCGGAACTTTTACTGATGACATAGTAGTACCTTTTGATGCCCAAGGATTTGATTTTTATCCATTTAGTAATGCACTTGGATATCCAAGCAAGAAAGATTACATTGTTATTAATCGTGCGAGTCCAGATGGAAACTTGTGGAGTAGATATAACAGATGGTTCCATAAATCAGTAATTGAAACTAGTAATAAATTTAGTGACAATCCTTCAACACTCTTAGAAGACTCTCGCGCAAAGCGACCTATTATTGAATTCCAAGAAGGTTTAAAATTATTTAATTTTGGTACAAAATCAAAAATAGACGTTGACTTAGTTGATACTTTTACAACTGACATATTCTCAACTATTGAAGGTAGTGCAGGTTACAATGTTGACGGTGTTAATTTAACAAACGGCATGCGTGTTTTGTTTACTGCTGACACTGATAAACTAGTAAGCGGTAAAATATATAAAGTTAGTTTTATAAAATTTAAGAATAATACACAAGTATCTCTTGTAGAAGAAACAGACACAACTCCAGTATTAAATGAAAATGTTTTTGTAAAATTTGGAACTACTAATGGCGGTAAGTTTTATAGTTATAACGGGACAGTTTGGAAGCAAAGTCAACAAAAAACTGCTATTAATCAACAGCCGTTGTTTGACATGTTTGATAAAAACGGAAACGCTTTTAGTGATACTACAAAATTTAATTCTACAACTTTTTCAGGAAATAAAATATTTTCGTATAAAGTTGGAACAGGAATTAATGATACTGAATTAGGATTTCCTTTATCTTATAGAAATATTACAAATACTGGTGATATAACTTTTAACTTTGATCTAACAAGTGATGAATTTACATACCAAATAGGCACAGTATTATATACAACAAAATCTGATACAGGATTTTTAAGAAAATATACAGACATTAATACGTTTGGTTATGTTAATGGATGGTTAAAAACTAGCAAACTAAGTAGCCAACCAGTAATTAGACAATATATATACGACAACACAACTGACAATTTCTTTATTGATGTTTACGATAACGTAGATTACATTAATGATTTATGGTTAAGAGTATATTTAAATAACAAGTTACAATTTGTTAATACAGATTATACTGTAAATGCAGATGCAAACGGTGTTTCTTACATCACGTTTACAAATAGTCTAAGTATTGACGATGTAATTGTTTTAAAAACAAAAAGCAAATATAATAAAAATGCAAATGGTTATTACGAAATTGCTAAAAACTTAGAGAGAAATCCATTAAATGAAAATGTAACAGAATTTACATTGGGTGAAGTTAATGACCATGTTTCTACTATAGTTGAAGAAGTAAATAATTTTGTAGGAATATTTCCAGGTCCGAGTAATTTAAGAGATATGGGAAATATAACTTTATACGGCAAAAAGTTTTTAAAACACAGCGGTCCTATAAATTTATCAACCTATCATTTAGTTGACAAGGGTGCTAACATAGTACAATCTATTAGACATTCTAGAAGAGAGTACGGAAAATATAAAAGACAGTTTTTATCCACAGCTAATACTCTAGGATTTGAAGGACCGGTAAAAGAACATGTAGACCAAATTCTTAAAGAAATGAATAAGGATAAAGCGTCTAGTATGCCGTTTTATTTTAGTGATATGGTGCCGCAAGGCGGATCAATAAAAACTTCGCATACTGTTTTAGATACAAGTGAAAGATATTTTGCTTTAAGTACACCGTTTTCGATGTCAACTTTAAGTAGAAAAGCTGTTCAGGTTTATTTAAATGGTACTCAACTTACTCATAGTAAAGATTATATTTTTAATTCTGAAGGTTTTGTTGACATTACTGCTACTAAATTAGTTAATGATGTAATTGATGTTTACGAATATGATAGTACTAATGCTAGTTTTATGCCTCCAACACCTACAAAGTTAGGGTTGTATCCTGCTTTTGAACCAAAAATTTATACTGACAATACTCCAATTGTTCCAGTGACAGTTATTGAAGGACACGACGGAAGTAAGTTTGTTGGATTTAATGATTTTCGAGATAAGTTATTACTTGAATTAGAATTAAGAATTTATAACAATATTAAAATAAGTTACGATGTTACCCTTTTAGATATTCATAAATTTGTACCAGGCCTAAATAGAAAAACAACATTTACTAGACAAGAACTTAACTATTCAATGACAGCAGATTTTGTTCAGTGGAATCAGTTAGTAGACGGAGATTATGTTAATAACAGTTATTTTGATAGAAATAATGCATTTACATTTAATTATTCAAGTGCAATATATAATAATGTACCAGAGAATATGCCAGGGCATTGGCGTCAAGCGTTTATGTATGCATTTGACACTGACCGACCGCATACTAATCCTTGGGAAATGTTAGGATTTAGTATTAAACCTACTTGGTGGGAAACACAATACGGACCAGCTCCATACACACGTAATAATAAAGTATTATGGCAAGATTTAGAAAAAGGTATTATTAGAGAACCTAAAAAGAATATAGTTGTTAATAAAAATTATATTAGGCCTAATCTACAACAAAATATACCCGTAGATGATTCAGGAAATCTCCTTGATCCAAACGCAGCAGGATTAATTAATAATTTTGATTCATCTACTATTACAAATAATTGGACATTTGGAGACGGAGGCCCGGTTGAGTCAGCTTGGAGGAGAAGTTCTGAATATCCATTTAGTTTAATTACTGCTTGGGTACAAAATCAACCTAACAATATATTTTCAGTTGGATTTGATAGATCTAGACAAACAAGAAATTTAGCAGGACAAATTATATACGGTGATTCTCATATACCTATCAAATTAGATAACATTGTATTTCCTAATACTATAGAAGATACAACACAAATATATACTAGTGGTCTTGTAAACTATGTAGCTAACTACATGACAAGCAACACAATAGAGTCGTATATTTCATACAAGAAAAATTTAGTAAACATACGTAATCAAATTGGTAGTAAAATTGCTGGGTATTCAGACAAGAAGAAATTTAGATTAATATTAGATTCAAGATCTCCAACTAACGAAGGTAATGTTTTTGTACCTAATGAAAATTATGATCTAATTTTAAACACAAGCAGTCCTATAAAGACAATAAGTTATAGCGGAGTCATTGCTGAAAAACAAGCAGGTGGGTATGTAATTACAGGTTATGATAATTTTGAACCTAGCTTTAAATATTACAAAAGAATTGCACAAGCAAACGATCCGGTAATCAATGTAGGTGGAATATCAGAATCATATGTAACTTTTGATAGCGAAAAAATCTATACTGTAGGACAGATTGTTAAAGCATCAGACGCATTTTATAGAGTAATAAAAACACATACTAGCTCAGCAAATTTTGATTCAAGTAATTTTGTTAGTATTCCCGAAGTACCGTTAGTTGGTGGTGCAATAGCAACTATGCCGCGTGTGTTTGAATTCACAACTAGTGTATTAAATTATGGTGATAAACTTTCTACATTACAAGATGTAGTAGATTTTTTATACGGCTATGGAAAATATTTAAATGATCTTGGATTTGTATTTGACGAACTATTACCAGATTCAAATGAAGTTGCAAACTGGGCAACAACTTCTAAACAGTTTATGTTTTGGACTACACAAAATTGGGCAGCAGGTACTGTCATTACACTAAGTCCTGGAGCACAAAAATTAAAACTAATAACTGACTATAGTATTGTAGATAATATATACGATACATTTTTTGGTTACAGTATTCTAAAAGGCGACGGAAAAAAATTAGACAACAAGTTTATTCGTATATCAAAAGGTATAGAAAATGAATGTACAGTCCGTGTTGTAAATTCTGCAGATGGTATTTTTGCAGTAAGATTCCCGCTAGTTCAAAAAGAACATGTATTGCTTATTGATAACAAGACAGTATTTAATGATGTAATCTATGATCCTGCTCCGGGTTATAGACAAGAAAGAATTAAAGTTTTAGGATATAGAACAGATAACTGGAATGGTAGTTTAAATATTCCAGGATTTATATTTGATAACGCTATTGCAGTTGAATGGGAAGCCTGGAAAGATTATACTATTGGCGACCTTGTAAAACATAAAGAATTTTATTATAGTGCAGATAAGAAAATTTCTGGAACATTACTTTTTGAAGCAGCAAACTGGAATAGATTAGATAAAAAACCTACGCCAGGATTGTTAACAAACTTTGATTATAAAATAAATCAGTTTAGTGATTTCTATGACTTAGATAGCGACAACTTTGATACTGAGCAACAACGTTTAGCACAGCATTTGATTGGGTATCAAAAACGTACTTATTTAGAAAACATAATAAATGATGATGTAAGCCAGTATAAGTTTTATCAAGGGTTTATATTAGATAAAGGATCTAAAAATTCTTTAACAAAACTATTTGATGCTTTAGCAAGTGCTGATCAAGAAAGTTTAGACTTCTTTGAAGAATGGGCAGTAAAAGACGGACAGTATGGAGCATCAGAAGGTTTTGAAGAAGTTGAATATTTACTAGATGAAAAACAATTTAGAAGTGATCCTCAGCCTATTTTACTTACTAATACAGGTACTGGACTAGAAACTGATTTAGTATATAGAATAAAAGACTACGAAACTTACTTGAAAAGCAAGGACTATGATCACTCTCCTTTTCCTGCAAAATATATTTCAAAAGGCTATACTAAAGATTCTGGCTATGTAAATCCAGAGGATGTTAATACAGTAGTTGGCACTTACAATGATATCTTAACTAAATCATTTAGTGACATTGACAATCAAGACTATGTATGGGTAGGAAATCTAAAAGAAGATTGGTCTGTTTTACAACATGTACAAAAAGACTACAAGATAGAGAAAGTTGAAACAGGTTCAAATGAATTTACTGTTACTGTAAATGCTTCTCCGTTAGATATTAATACTGGCGATATTTTAGGATTATATAATGTATTAATAAAAACATATGCACCGGGTGCATTTGATAGTACTCAAACACTAACGCAAACACTTGCTCCTATTGAAGGATTTTTTAAAGTTAAATCCGTTGCATTAAACAAGATTGTTTTTGAATCTACAAGTACAATTAATACAGTTGATGAATGTGAAGGTAGAATAAGTGCATTTATTCCTGTGAGAGTACCTAATCTTACAGCGGCAAACACACTTGCTGAACAAGAAATTGCTACTGACGAAAAGTTATGGATTGACAATGACGGCAACGGTAAATGGCGAGTATTACAAAACAAAAACAAATTTTCTGTTCAACAAGAATTATCAAATACTGAAACTGGAACTGAAAACAACTTTGGTACTGCTATTGCAGTTGATAGTAGAAACGTCAAACTTGCTGTAGGAGCACCAAACAAAGGTGACGGACAGGTTTATATATACAATAGAGCAAGCAATTCTTTAAATTATACATTGTATCAAGTTTTAGAACCTGATGAAAATATTGCTAGTGCTGGACAAACGTTTGGTTATAGTGTATCGATGAGCGAAGATGCAAAATATATTATTGTTGGAGCTCCGTATGCATCTAATGTAAAAACTAATTTTAAAAATGGTTTTAACACAACTACAAACTATGCAGCAGGCGACATAGTACGTTTAAATAATAGTTTATGGCAAGCTGACGAAGCTATTTTAGGTGCTGTGTCAAATATTACATTTAGCAGTTTTGATAGTGTTGCACAAATAAACTACGCACTTAATAATTATTCACAAACCGCTGAAGAAATACCAGTAATACTTACAGGTGACTATCCTTTCAAAAATATTACAACTGATCACTTCTTACTCAGAGCTCCTAAATCTATGTTTGACGGATCGGGTGTTGGAGATCAAATATATTTAAGATGGAATAGTTTAGCAAACGCTAACCAAACCCAACTTAATCTTGTAGACAGATCACCATTTGATGGAACTGTACCATATATCTCAAAATCATATCTAGAGTCTGAACATACTATTACTAAAAAAATAGATGCAATACTTTATGTTGATGCATCTAATAATATTCCTGCTATTGGAGATAAGGTTACTACACAAGGAGCAATTGGTACAGTAGTTTACACGCACAATGAATCCGCTCAATTAACAATATATGTTAATGCTGTTAATGGATTATTTCCAACAGCAAATAGTTTGTTTATTGATGGAAATGATTTTGTTGGTGAATATCAACGTATTGGTCCTAATGAAACAATTACAACATCTAGTTCATGGGGCGGATATTGGTTTATTCAATCAAGTAATCCGTATGCGGTTGGTAATACTAATTCAGATTCAGGAAGAGGCCTAGTATATAAAGATTTTGTGTCAATTACAGATGTTGCTACTGATAGTACACTAGACGGATATTATTACCAAAGTTTAGATTACAAAACAAATGTACAAGATAGTGAAAGTGTTATAAACAGTTACATACAAACTCTTAGTTTTACAGGAACACCAGGACCGCTGGGAACATCAGATCCAGTTATTAGTTCTAAATTTGTTGTTAGAGTACCTAAGGTACTAAGTGATACTTCTAGTGCAAGTGATAATTTTAGATTATACTTAAACAACTTACCTGATACAGTAACAACAACTACTTTCGACACAGCAGTTTCGTTAGGTAAAGGCGAAATAATTACTCAACAAGTAACAGGAGCCACTGCGGTTGTAGTAGAAGCTACAACAAATAGTACAGTAGTAAAAATTAATACCATTACAGGATCATTTGATACAGTAAATTTTATAACATTTAGTGCTACAGGTAATTTAGGTGTTAAATTAAGTGTATTACCAGTTATAAATGCATTAGATGATCCTAGTACAATTGGTTTAAGTTTTTCAGCAGTAAACAAAGAGCATACTATTGATGATATATGGGACGGATATATATCTTATAGAAATACTAAAAGTTTAAACGGTTTACCTTTTGAGCCTATTGTTGGACAAACAGTCCGTGATAGATCCACTAGTGCAACAGCCGAAGTTGCTTTTTATCAAAGAAGTTTAAATGAAGTAACTATATTTGTAAAAAATGTATCTGGTAATTGGAGTAAAGGTAATCAATTTGGTAACAATGCAGAAATAGAATTTTTACCGTATGGGCCAGGACCTAATCCAGACAACTATGGTAGAGTTGGAATATATACTATTCCGCGTGTTATGGGACAAATACAACGTGTAAGTCTCGGCAATGTTGCAGCTGGCATAGGCAAATTGTTTGTTGTAGATACAGGTGCAAATATAACTCCTCCAGCAGGCGACTTTAGAACAGTTTCTCAATTAGGAGCTACTGAAGTTGCAGATGCATTAACAGGCGATTTTGCTAACCTAACACCAAGCAGTAATTTTGAGTACTGGATTTACAAACAAACTACAATTAATGGTGTTGCAAGAGGAGCAAATACTCCTAGTTCAGATAACCTTGATTGGACCGAAGTATACAAAGTTCCTACGGCATCAGGCGGCAGTGTTGGAACACCATTTACAAATGAAGGCATATATTATGTGTATCAACAAAACAATGCCGGAAACTACATTAGTTTAGGCAGTTATGTTGGACCTGAAAGACAAGACAACAATTATCTAGGAACAAAGGTAGAGATTTCAAAAAATGCTAACAATGTTTACAGAGGATATGTAAGTGCTCCAGCAGGTAGTACAGTTTCAGATGCTGGTAAAATATATTTCTTAAAAAGCGGAGTCGAAAGCGGCATTACGTATAACTGGGAATACGCAAAAAATAAAAAATTCAAAGGTGTATTTAGTGCATCATCTAATTACTTTATCGGAGATATAGTTACTTTAGAAAACAAACTCTATAATGCTGTAACAAACATAACAGCTGGCACATTTAATACGTTAGAATGGGATAGCACAGACGATTTAATAGACTATGTAGGATATGTTCCTAACGATACTGGAATAGCAATAGTATCAGACAGCAGTAACGATATAAGCACAGTTTTAGATCAAGGATCTCTTTACGATTTTGCAAATAGTTTTGATCTTACACCTGATGGCGAAATATTAATTGTAAATGCAAAATATGGAAATAATAAACCTAATTTAGTTGTAGTTTATAGAATACTTAACGGACAATATCAGCGTTCGCAACAGATTGATGCACCTAGCGGGACAGAATCATTCGGTGATAGTATAGCAATAAGTAACGACGGCAAATTAATTGCAGTATCAACACCATCAGACGATACAAATAAAAACAACCAGGGTAAAGTTTATGTATACAAACAAGTAAATGGTACGTTTGTATATCTACAAACACTAATGAGTCCTAGCAATAAAACTTCACAGTTTTTTGGTAGTAAGATTGATTTCGATGGCAGTAGATTAATTGTTAACAGTAAAAATGGCGACAATTGGACAAACACAACATTTGATAAGTTTTCTAAAACAGATGCAGGCTATGTGTTAGACCAAACAAGCCAAGAAAATCCAAACGCAACTACCTTTGACAACGAATTTACTACGTACAAAAAATACTACGAACAACAAGGTTCTGTGTTTGTATACGAAGTTATTAATGACGGACTGTTGTATGCACAACAATTACAATACCAATCAAGTCAAAGTGATAGTACTAGTAGTGTAAACAATTTTGGTGATAACTTTAAGTTAAAAGGCAATCATGTATATATTGGGTTACCAGACACAAGTGTAAATGCAGTATATACAGGTAGTGTTATTGACTTTAGAATACCAGACGGAAAAAATGTTTGGGAAAACTTGAGGTTGCCTAAAGACACTGTTGATATCAACAAAATTAAACGTGCAATTTTATATAATATTAAATCTAACCAATTAATTACATACTTAGATTATATTGATCCTGTACAAGGAAAAGTTGCAGGCCCAGCTGAACAAAACTTAACTTATAAAACTTATTATGATCCTGCATATTACACACTTGGTGGATCTAATGTAACTGTTATGCCAACAGCAAGTTGGGGACCAGAACAAGTTGGTGAGCTTTGGTGGAATTTAACAAATGCAAAATATTTGAATGCATATCAATCAGATGTAATATTTTCTGCAAACAACTGGAGCACTTTATTTCAAGGCAACACAATTGATGTTTACGAATGGGTAGAATCTAGTGTATTACCTAGCAAATGGAATAGCCTAAGTAACACAGAAGAAGCACAAGACCAGGGCATAGACGGTACTAGCCTTTATGGCGATACTGTATATTCATCAAGACAAACATATGATAGCATTAGTGGTAGTTTAACCACAAAGTATTATTTCTGGGTAAAAGATAAACGTACTACACCTGATGTTGAATTTAGGACATTAAGTGCATTTGATGTAGCAAGTTTAATTAGAGATCCAAAAGGACAGGGATATAAATTTGCAGCTCTTATTTCGCCTGATAGTTTTACAATATATAACTGTGATAGCTTACTAGAAAACAAAGATATTGCAGTTAGTATACAATATTGGACAATTGATAACCAGAACATTAATATACACAACCAGTATCAAATTGTTACTGACGGATTATCAACAAGTATTCCTAACAGAGATATTGAGCGTAAGTGGATTGATAGCTTAGTAGGATATGACCAACAAGGTAAACAGGTACCCGCTCCGGGATTAAGTCCAAAAGAAAAGTATGGTATACTAAACACACCTAGACAAAGTTGGTTTATTAACAACGCAGAAGCACTAAAGCAAGTTATAGAAAGAGTTAACGGAGTCTTAAAAGAAAACTTAATTATTGACGACAAAGACCTAACAAGAATAAAAGCATCAGATCCTCAACCTAGTGCAGTTAGTAGACAATTTGACACATCAGTAGATACTGTAGCTGACCTTGCATTTATAGGAGTTGCAAAAGCTACACAAGCAACTTTGACATTGGTTATAACAGACGGCAGTATAATTAGAGTTGATGTTATTAATCCAGGACGTGGATATCTAGTTGCACCTACATATAGTATTTCAGGCACAGGTACGGGAGCAGAATTAGAATTTACAATAAACAATCTAGGTGTAATTACAAATGTTACAGTTCTTAATGGCGGAAAAGGTTACGTAGCAAATGACATTATTACAATTAGAAAATACACAGCGTTAGTAAAAAATGACGAAACTATTTTAGGAAAATGGGCATTATACGAAAGAGATAGTACTTCAAGACTTTGGCAAAGAATAGCAAGTCAAGCATACGATGTTGCATTGTTTTGGGATTACATAGATTGGTATCAAACAGGATACACACAATTTACTGAAGTAAATTTTGTTTTAGATGGTGCTTATCAGCTACAAGGTATTAATGACGATATAGGCGA